TTCAATTTCTTGAATCAAGAAGAGTTTTGATGTAGCATCTACTCTTAAAATGTTGTTGTATAGCGTGTATATCTCTTTTGTCGTAGATTCAACTGTAATACGAATAGAAGTAGTGTCAATATTTGCGTTTGGAAGTATGAAACGTTGATTTGGAATTGAATAATCAACTTGGAAACTCTTTTGAAGGTAAATTCCTTCGTAAATATTCAAATTACTGAAAGTAGCAATATTATTTTCGTTTGTAGTAGCAACAAAGTCGTCAGGAATAGAAAAAATGTAAGAACCACCAACCTGATTACCCAATGCAACCTGTCCAGCCTTCAAAGTTACGATTCTTGTGTCATTCAAACCCATGTCAACTGTAAAATTGACGACTGCTTTAGCAGATCTACTTGATCTAGGTACATATCCAATGTTTCTAGCAAGTGAAACTACGTTTTCACGCAAAGTTGCACTGTCTAGGAAGCACTCGTTCACTGCCATGTTGGTATTGTAGGCAGTAACGTAACTATTATACGCTAAAAGATCAATTATAGTCGCAAAGTTTGACCCTTCAAAGTCAAAATCAGCAAAATCACTGTTTACTCTGAGATAATCCTTAATCTGTTGCCTAAGATCACCGAAATCTAGGTTTGTGAACTGGTTAAAAGACATTATATTCTAGTTGATTGGAGAATGAATTCTATTTGTTGACGTGCCGCAGTCAATCCAACGATATCATACTTGATTTGTATTTCTAAATCGCTACTATTAGCCACATATGTGACTTGTACCTTGGCATTTGCTACTCTTGGTTCAAAGTTTTCCAACAAAAGGAAAATATCATCTTCTAATTCATATGCCATAGCTGCATTTGGAAGTTCAAACAGCTGTTCTTCAATTCTACTACCCAACAGTGGGTTGAAAAATCTCTCTCCTAGCTTTGTTCTTACCAAATTTTGCACAGAACGCTTGATAGCATCTTCATTTGAGTAAGCTCCTATGTCATCTGTGACAGGATGCTTTGCAAATGTTAAGCTAATGTCCTTAAAGGGAACACTTTTATTGAGTTGTTTATCAATTAGTGCCATTTTTTAGCAATTCCTAAATTTATCTAACTCTTGTTCTATCAATTCTTGCTGTCTTTTTTTATCATTAGCGTCATCGCCAACGACTTCACGCAAAATTGTATCATCATCTTCTGGTTTTTCTATAAAACCATCATCAGGAACGCTAAATTGTGTATTTTTTAGCTTCATTAAGGGCAAGTATACTATTCAAATTCTATTTAGACACAAAAAAAGACCCTTTTAAAGGGTCCTTAAAGTTTTTTAGGTATTTTCTAACCAGCAGCGAGTGGTGATTGTGAGTCATTTGTGTTTGCGGCAGCTTTTTTGCGTGCTTGAGCACTCACATCATACTGTCCTTTCACACTTCCGCTACCAAAACCCTGACTTTCAACGTTATGGGGAGCTAATTTTGGATCTGAGTCTGCCATCTTTTAACCGTTTTCTTTTTATTTATCAATCTGAGCTCGTAATCGGTCTGGAGAGATACCTTCTTCAAGGTAAAACTCCAATCTGGTCTGTGCTTGATCTTTAGTAAGACCTACATCTAGCTTTGGATTGTTCACACACCAACCAGAAGTTCCTAATTCTACTACTTTGTACTTAGTTTCCATTAGATTATCCTTGTTTTCTCGTGACCAACACGGATTTTAGGATCAATCCAGATCTCCATACCCGCTTCTTTTGCATCAAGACAGAATGAAACGTCTTCTCCACACATATCTTGAACTTCTCCTGAGTCAAAGACTTGCATTTTAGGTGCAAACCAAGGATACTTCATCTCTTTATGTTCAAATACACCGTTCTTGATGAGTAACCAACCAAATCCTGTGTAGTCAACTGTGAAAGGCTTGCGTCTACGAGAGATAGACTCGATAGTTTCGTGATTCATCACTCCACCATTCTTTGCAAAGTCCTCTTCTTCTAGCCAGTGTGCAACAGATGTAGTTTTTCCATCCTCTGTGCAGTACCAACCACCAGCAATATCCTTTTGCATCCATACTAAACGATAGAACTTCTCTGTATCGAATACGATATCGGAGTCAATCCATAGTTGCCAATCATATTTTAGTTTTCCGTCCCAAGGTACTTGATCTGGGCCTCTTAATACGTTTGCACCAAGGCACTTGCATCTTGCAAAGTTAACCATTGATGAGTAATCTTGTGAGATTTGAATGGAACTACCATTCTGAACTAGATCAAAACAAAGTTGAACGAAGTTCTTGAGGAAGATATATGATACTCCTCTGCCTGGTAGACAGAAAACTATTGCTTTTCCTTTTGCTAATGCTTTCGCTTCCTCTAGATTAAAATCATCCTCAACCTTTTTAGTCTTAGGAGCGTTTGCTTTTACTGTAAATCCTTTTGCCATAACATGTTATCAGTACATAGTTAGTATAACACTGATCACTCAATCTGTCCAGTGTCTTATTATATAGTCGTCAATTCTTAACAACTTTTATCTCCTCAGTACGGAGATCATCACTCGGATAATGTTTAAAATACTCGGTAATATATTCTAGCTTATGTTTAATATCGTGATGAGGAACCTTTTCCATAATTAAGTTCTCGCCAATGTAAACGTTATAGGTACTCATCTTCCCATTCAGCAAGCATATCCTCTAAGTCTTTGCGGATGTCTGGATGATACATTAAGTGATTATCGTTTTCAAGGCGAAACTGAACAGATTCGTAGATGTATTCTAGTGTCTTGACATCGAGATCAACATTCATTTCGGGTTGTACATTCATTTGTTTCTATCTATACATTTTTGTTTTTCAGTTTAACGGCGTACCAATCGGTTCGAGTGGATTTAAACTTGATATTGTCACATCCCCTGCTACAGATACACGGTAGTCTTTTGTTGAAAAATGAGGATAGACAGTATGATTTATATCACTAGAAAACAAGATCATTGTGCCTTCCATTTCTGGTGTTAGTATCCAGTTCTTCTTTCTTATCTTACCAGTTGTGTCTGGATATACTAATGCAAAGTCCCCTGCCTCTGGTCTGAATCCTGGCTGTATGTTTCTTTCCTTGTTTCCATCAAAAGGTATCTTCAACCAGACTACAAACGTAAACACACTTTGATGATCATGTATGCTTTGATAATCACCTTCAGTAGATATCCTAGACCAGAAACGACTCAAACATAAGTCATGACTATGAGTAGTGTTCAACTTAAACGGAACACCATATTCATTCACATACGTTTGAACATATGGCATTAATACAGTGTTTGCAAATTCATTATCAATATCAGTTAACTGCTTCTGCTTCTTCCTTTCGTCAGTAATATCAATATCTCCGATAATACTCCAGAGGTAGTCACGTTCGGATTTTTTTAGAACTCCTTCAACATATCCTTGATTTGGGAGACTCTTACACTCCATCTAATTTCTCCCGATACTTTCTACGACCAGTAACTACCTTCTCCATTTGTTGTTCACTATATCTCGTCGTGTAATATCCTTTGTTTGCCAAGAGTTTGGCAGAGTCGTCCAAAGAAGAAATTTTTTGAACCATGACTATCGTAAATAACTGATCAACCTTGGTAAGTAACCATAAGTCTTTCCCCTGACAGTTCAAGAAAGTATTCAGAGCATCAACTCCACCACCCATGCTATCGGGTGTGATATGATTTGCATTACTATGTGCAGCGACAATCACTACATCCTTACTGCCATCAAACTTATCACATTCTTCTGACACCACTTCCCAAAAGTCATATGCAGAGAAGTAGTCATATACCTTCCTAAAACTGAGACGTTTCTCATCTCTTGCCTTCTTTGCAAAGGGACAACGAGGTCCATTATAATCAGGACTAATCGGATCAGACTCCTGTAGATGTGCAATCCAATCGTCAGTAAAGTCCTCTAAATGATCAAGTGGGTGACTAATAACTCTGCTCCTCCAACTTGCACTCATCTCCTATACAAGAAGAGAACGACAAACTATCTGTATGATACGAACGATATAACTTCGCCCATATCAAATCAAA